TAAACGTACTACCGCCACTATTTTTAAAATTATGCACCCCTTCAAGAAGTTCTTTCTTAAAAGAAGTACACATTGCTTGCGTAATTGCCATGTTAAAGTCTCCTTATGGCTTCTGCCAGACTGAGTTGCCCCGCATCTCTGATTGCATTATATACCGTAGTTCTGTCACTTTTGATAGCTTCTCGCATATAAAATTCTAAAATCTTAGCTATGTGCCCACGAAAAGCTTTTGCTTGATCCCGTATTACGGGGTTTGCGTCATCCGAAACGGAAATAATTTTTTTGGCACAACGTTCTGCAACTTCCTCTGGAGTAAACCCCCGGTTAATAGTTGTTTTAACATCTACTCGGAAATCTGAAGATATATCTAAAGCATCTAATTTCATTGTTTCGGCCTCACAACCATTCCCATTCTATACTGATCTGTAACTTCTTTGGCTTCTCCAAACATTTTTAAGCCCGTAATTGCTTCCGCAAGCCGCTTTTCGTACTGAGCCATGACATCTTGCTCGCCTTTCATATAAATGTAAGCTTCAATCAAACTTCCATACAAAAGAGCTAACTCTGCATTTTCACTTAGCCACGTCGTACCCGAACCAGAGCCTGCGGTTATGCTTGCAGGTCTATAAAAATAATGCAACTCAACGGCACGTGATGCGGCAGGTGTTGGTCCAAGAATAAAATTGTCTATGTCAAAAACCGCATAATATCTCGGATTGCCCGTTGTTGCGGGATTCGGGTTAAAGCTTTGAACAAAATCAACGTCCTTAAAATCAAGAAAAACTTGATTGGAATCGGCGTCTACAAAAGAAAGCGAATATGGGCTTAGAAAGTCTGTTGGGACCGCTAAGTATTTATTGCTTGCCGTCATTGTTCCGGCAACATTTTTACGGAACAAACTAAGCTGTACGTTTTTTAGTATCCGCTCCTCGGATTGGCGAATAAACACAGGAAGATTAGTTACAAACGAAGTTTCATCGTTTTCTGTGTAATCTTGAATAGCCTGTTTAAGCTCATCGTATGTAAAACTCATGTCGTCACCGTAACCTGTCCGACACTTCCCGTAAGAGTCGAGGTGTTCTCTAATTCAGAAGGTAGTTGAGCAACGCTGACCGTAGACCAATTGCCATTGCCCAAATAAACAATTCCATTTGTTGTTATAACAAGAAAAGGTTGAACGGGATTTGGTGAATCCGGTCGTGCGTCCCGTAGCGCCTCTGGATCAGATACCGTTCTAAACGGACCTAATTGAGGATGCTTTGGTTCATATTGATCTGGTCCAACAAGAAGCCCATTCCACTCACGTTTCATAACGCGATAAGGATACCGCAAACCAGACCGATCACAGATTGCAAGAGCGTTCCTTCCTGAAGCAAATTTTGCCATCAACCCACCCTGTAATATTCGTGTTTCGGAACAACGTTGAATGAAGAACGATCCCGATCCTCAATTGCGGCTCTTTCAAACTCTTCCTCATACAACGCTTTCAAAAGCTCAACCCTATTTGGAGCCCTTTTTAGCGCAATATAATAGGCTAAACCTGCCGCTAAACAAGGGTAAAACCTAAAAGGCATGTCCATTGTGTTAGTATAATCATCCGCATCATCCATGCGCGTCAACGCATCGTAGATAACCACATCTGTGGTGTTCTCTGGAGTGGGCCAAATTTTCAAGTTGGGAGTCAGTTGACGATCCAGAAAAAACTGATTGGGACGGCCTTGAGTTGTTTTTGTAGGAATACTTAAAAACTCATCCCGACTTAATCGCATTAAAGAGTAATCTGTATTATCTCTTCGAACTATGACAGATAGTACATCTATCACGTCCGCGCCTAAGTCGTATTCTCCATCTCCCACCGCTAACGTTACAGAGCGTTGTTTGATGGTCCATTGATTAAGGCCCCGATTTGCCCAATCTGCGAGCAAAAGGTTTAAGGAACGACGGGCTGTTTTCAAGTCATAGCCCGTGCGAACCTCAAGGCCACACCGTTCAAACGCTTCTTCAACGTATTCGGCAACATCTAATTCAAAGTTTTTGCTATTGGAAAGGGCCATTTTACTTCTTCTTCTTCACCATTCCGCCTTTGCGCATCTTCTTCACCATTCCGCCTTTGCGCATTTTCTTCATCATGCCGCCTTTGCGCATCTTTTTTGCGGGCATTTTTCTAGGACGCATCGCCATTTTTAAGTCTCCTGTACAACTGGTTTCGGTAAGAAAAGAGTTCTTTTGCGTTGTAATCTTGTTCGTAGGGCTTATAATACCCCTTTTTTTCAAGTTTGTCTGCGCTTTCTTGCAACTTGCTCAAACGTTGCACAAATATCATAGCGTATTCTTGCTCTATAACAGGTTCAAAGACATCGCTAGGGTCCGCGACAAAATCATTAGGCTCGTCCTCTGGATGAAAACCCATTAACCAAACGTCTCTATCAATAAACATCCCCTCGGAAATACAAACATTTAATTTATGCAGATAATCGTGAAAATCTTCGGCATTTTTTTGGTAATTTACGTCTACAATTATGGTTAAATCAAAATTGTCATCAAATTGAGACACAGAGGTGTACAGAACCTGATAGCTTGGTTCGTATTTGAACATTAAAGACACTTTTTGTTCCATCCACGCCTGCTTGGCATACGGACAGGGCGGCAACCCTCCAAAAAAAGAACTTTTAACCTCTAAAACATCTTTTGACCACTGGCAAATTTCCCTAACAACGTGTTGTTCAAAAGTGGGCTCAAAAAAAGACACTTGCATCAGGCACTCACAGACCCCGACGTGAACTTTCGTCGGTTAGACAAAACTTTCCCACACCCCCTAGCAACTATTTTTCCTTTTTTCGGCGGGGGACTGGGCCTTTTTGCTTTTGTAACTTCAATAACTCCGCCTTTACTTGCGAATTGGACTTCCGCGGCTTTTGTGTTTTTGACGACGGTTTTGCCTTTGCGACCTTCTCTTTTTTTCTTAGCGGCGGTGGATTTTCTTTGTGATTTTATCCTTTGAAGTCCCGCACTCACCCGCGATATTACCGCTTGAATCAATCCTGACCCAATTTTGATCGCGCCATTTTTTAAGCTCGCCCATCTAGCTCTTACCCTTAGATTTTTTAGCATAATTAGGATCCTTGCAATATTTAGACGCCGCCATGTTTGCATACGCACTGGGGTACGTGTCGAAAGTCCTTTCTGCCCACGCCTTGCCTTTAGGGCAAATCTTGCTGCCTTTGCTTTTTGAGGAAGCTTTTTTCGATTTTCTAGAATATGCCATTTATCTTGCCATTCCTAACAAAGCATTAATCAAAGCGTCACTCGACAGTAAACCCGCAACCAGTAACGCTCCAACAATCATCCATTTACCTTGAAACAAGGTAACCTTTACTTCCTTTAAATCCTCTTGAAGCTTATCAACACTGACCACCAAATGATCTTGTTGCGTTTGGAACTTTACAAGTTCCAACTCTAGGTCATGCACACTTTTGTCTGCCATTAACATTTCCACCGCTTTCTAGCCTGCCTAAGTCTTGAGTTAGGGTTCTTCGCAGCTTTTGGAAATTTTTTCATCTGCCCCGCGGAACGAGCGCAAAAAGACTTGCGACGTTTAGCGTCCTTACTACCCTTTTTAACCTTGCCTGTAACCGCAGTTTGCAACTTTGAGCCGGGGTTTTTCCTTCGATAGGCTTTAACACCTGCTTTGGTCATTCCCGCCCCTTTTTTAGTAGGGCGGAAATTCTTTTTATTGCGCTTCGGCATTTTATCGTCGCGCTTAGTAGCCATGGCAACGCCTAACTATAGAAAATAGTCATGGCGGTCACGTTGGTGGCTAAACTTACGTAGATATCAGACGTGAACAAAACACCTTCGTCAGGAATGTTAACAGAATGAGTTTGAGCCTGTGTGAAGTCTAAATCAACTATAGTAGCACCACCGTTACCGTCGGTCATAGTAAGCCTTCCCGCGCCTCCGCCCGTTAAGACCTGAACCTGTCGAAGACGAGCGCGACCCGTAGACGCGCCACCCGTCCCCGTAAGACGTTTTGCCCTTACGTCTGAATTAGCCATTAAAGCCTCCTTTACGCGAGGTTATTATTCTGAGCGTACAGAATAGTAACACGAACTTCGCCCGCAGAGGTTGCG